TCCTTCTAAACTTAAAGCAGAATTTAAAGAATTAGAAGCACAGTATAAAAGAGTAAGACCTGAAAACGAATCAGTAGTTAATGAAGCAGATAAAACTGCAACAATGTTATTAGCTGATGAAATTGAAGGTGCTGAACATCATAATGCAACCGGTGACGGTGCGGCAGTTAATGCTAGATCTACTAAGAAAACATGGGAAGATGGTGTTCCTGTACTTAAGTATATCGCCAGAGCTCCTAAGAAGAGTGTGGACGTGCCAAAAGGAAAGTTTGAAGTAGTTATCGACGATAAGTTCGGATGGATCTACTGGCAAGCCAAAGGTGTCTGGTACGGTATGGACTACGATGAAGATTATATCCCATTTGAGTTTTAATATTTGAGTATCATCGAATTAAACTTTTTAAAGAGTCTATGTATAACTTAATGTAACATAGACTTTTTTTATATGCCAAGAATACCAGTAGACCTAATTTATATGCAGATGGCTTACCAAATAGCCAAACTATCCTATGCCAAGAGACGGCGCGTAGGCTGCGTTATCGTAAAAGATACACAAATCATATCAACAGGATATAACGGTACGCCACATGGCTTTGAAAACGACTGTGAAGAGGTTAAAACTGAAACACAATATTATGAAAATCCAGATATTGCAATAACACTAACCGAAGACCATGGATTTACATGTGAAAACGGATGTTGTACTAAGGATGTTCAAACTACAAGAAGAGAAGTCCTACATGCAGAATCAAATGCATTGGCAAAAATCAGTAAATCCACACTATCCTCTAATGGCGCTGATCTTTACACTACAACTTGCCCATGTTTCGATTGTGCAAAATTAATCATTCAATCAGGTATTAAAAGAGTATTCTATTCAGAGGACTATAGAGATATGTCAGGGGTAGCACTATTAGAAAAAGCCGGTATTGAAACTAAAGAAGTAATATGTTGGAACGCGGAACAGTAAAAGAACTTATAGATCAATCACTTAGTAAAGGTATATTCGGTGAAGGCTTTGAATTTAGAGCAGGCCAAAGAGAAGTTATTGAAGCTATCTGCAATCATTATATAGAGGATCCGCAAGGAACTATTATATTAGATGCACCAACAGGTTCCGGTAAATCCTTAATCGCTATGTGGTCTTCACATATCCTAAAAGAAATGGGTAAGCGTGGGTATCTGGTAACTTCCGACCTAATGCTACAAGATCAATATGAAGAAGACTTTAAAAGGCTAAAACTTAATTGGCCCAGTATAAGAGGAGTAGACAATTACACATGTGATGTAAATGACCTTCCATTCTCATTAGGAGACTGTAAGATGAAGGGTATGGGTTATGAACAGGCTGAGAAATTAAAATGCTGGGGAACTTGTGGGTATCTCCAAGGCCGCCGGCGCGCAAAGGAGCTACCAGTAGCTCTCTTTAACTATTCATATTATCTAATACAAAGAAACTATGTAGAGGATAAGATGCAAGAACAAGACAGAGAGGTACCATTCCCTATAAGAGACTTTGTATTCTTTGATGAGGCACATAAGGTAGACAGTATAGTACAGGGACACTTTAGTCCTAGAATAGACATAGGTACACCAAAGTTATTTAAAGAAGTAAACAGATTTATACAGAAGCATGGATTGGAAGCTGCCTGGGTATCTGATAACAGAATAGAAGACATTGTTGACCGCTTAATGCGGGAAGACGATCACCAGGAGCTTATGCGCCACATCAGCGAATTCAGAGGTATTGCCAAGGTTTACCGCAAGGCCAGAACTGCAGCCCTCAAAGTTAGTAAGCTACAGTATAGGACCGGAGACGTCCCTAAGGAATGGCAGAGCTTTTTTGGTCGTATGGACAGACTTAAAGACATTTGGTGCAAATTTGATGACTATCACGATATTATTAAAGAACTCGGTAACGACGCTATTGTTATTGATCGCAAAGAAACTGAAGTACGATTCTTATGTTTAGAGGAAGCAATGATGATTGATAAATTCTTACAAAAGAAATCAGGATTCAAAGTATTCATGTCAGCGACTCTAGGGGATATTAGATCATTTGCAAAACACACTAGTATGGGAGCTGCGAAGGTTATTAGGATGAATAATAATTTCGATTACAAAAAATCCCCCATAATATTCGTTAACAGGCATAAATTATCTTTTAGAGAACGCGAAATAAATCTCCCCCATGTAGTTAAGACTTTAGATAAGATCTTAGACAAACACAAAGGACAAAGTGGGATTATACATTGCGGATCCTATCAGTTCATGAAAGAAATTAATGCCAGATCAAAACATAGTTTTAACTTAATAACCTATGACATGGCAAAGGAGAGAGGTGGGGCGATTGATCATTTTAACAGAACTGAAGGCAAAGTCTTAGTAGGTCCCTCTCTTTTAGAAGGATTAGATCTTAAAGATGATAAGTCTAGATTTCAGATCTTCTTTAAAGTACCATATCCATCACTGGGCGATCCACTAGTAAAAGCTAAGATGCAAACATTCCCTGGATGGTATGATTGGAAAACAGGCATTGCAATACAACAAGGCACTGGGAGATCAATTAGATCTAAAGATGATTGGGCAGTAACATATATCTTAGATGGTTGCTTTAGAAGCTTGATAAATAAAAAAGGGTTCTTCCCTCCATCTTTCGAGGAAAGACTTAAAACAATTAACTAATGGCATACAGTGTAATAATAATTGACGACTTCTATAATAACCCAGACAATGTTAGGGAATTTGCACTAGAACAAGATTTTGATGTTGATGGGAATTACCCAGGACATAGAACAAAATCATTTCTAACAGATAGTATTAAAGGATTTATTGGTGAACATATAGAGCCGTTACACGGTAAGATAGAATGGCCAGTCCCAGGTACAGAAGAATATACTGGAGCTTTTCAATATACTACTGCTGCAGATAGAACATGGATTCATTCTGATGGTAATACCCAATGGGCCGGAGTGATTTACCTAACACCAGACGCTCCTTTATCTGGAGGTACTGGTTTATTTAAACATAAGGAAACAGGGGCCACTGAAACACCTAGATTAGATAACGGTGAAACTAATGAGGCTTTGCTTGATATAATATACCAAGATGGGCAAGATTACACTAAGTGGGAAATGACAGATAGAATAGCTAATGTATATAATAGATTAGTAATTTATAGAGGGGATAACTTTCATGCGTCATTAGATTACTTCGGATCAGATATTAACAACGGAAGATTGTTTCAGACATTCTTCTTTAACACAGAAAACTAAATGGGATTTAATAAAATGTATTTACCAGAGGTAGAGGAACTAGAATCATTCTTAGAAAGAAATGGCAATGAGAGGTTCCATGAACGTTGGGTTATACCATTCCAAAAGAGAGATGCTGTAATAGGATCCGATGAAAGTTTTAAATTTATTAAACAATTTATAGAAAGTGAGTATAATAATAGACCAGGCATATCAACAAGCGATGGTATTGGTCAATAGACTAACAAATAAAAAAACAATGAATACAACAGAAGTTAAAGAAAGGATTTTAGTATGGTCTAAAACTGAACGAGCTGGAGACATTGTTACCGTTGATAAAGTGGATGGTGATTTTACTCTATTCACTGACGGTAGTAGATGTTATACAAACATTATTGGAGAAGAGTTCTTTATAGAAGCAAGATCAATAGAGGCTGCTGAACAACTAGCAATTCCTTTTAAAGGGCCTAGTAATATTATACCAGTTCCTACTAAAGTAGAACGAAGAATCACAGATGAAAAATCTGCTCCATCTGAAGAAGTTAACATTATGTTAGAGATGTTAAAGAAAATGAGTGCTAAGAATACTATTACTATGCCACTCGACTTAAACATCCCTTCAAAAGAAGTTTACAATCTATTTAAAGATCAAATGGATATTACAAAGGCTGATCTAAACGAGCAAATATCGCTACTGATACAGAGTCAGATAGATAACTTACAGCAACAATTAAAACCACAAGCAGAAGAATTCATTAAAAACTACTATAATGGCAGAAACGAAAAAACAAACAACAGGACTATCCCAAACACCAGAACTGAGCCAGCCTCAACAGGAAGCTCAAAAGGAGGTGCAAACCCAACAGCGCCAAGTATCGAGTACTAGGGCTCAAAGAAGGGGTATGATGAAGCAGCAAGGTATACTTAAATACCTAAGCAGTCTTCCACCAATGGGCGAGATTAGATCTAGAGTTAGATCAGAGAATATCATCAATGGCAAAAAGATGCATCAACAACATGTAGATGCTATGGAAGCTAAAAACGCTAAATACTTAGAGACTGTATTAGAGGGTTTAAAAGCTTCTTGGACAACTCAAGGATTTAATGCAGAAGAAATTAAAACTCTAGAAGAAGCTTGGGCTTTAACAGCAGTTAAAGATAAGGCTAATTACAGAGCAGATAAGAAGGCATCGAAGAAATTATATAAAGAGGCTAGAGCTTCTTTAGCTTCACGCCAAAAATAAAGATACAGTATGATAAGTATTCAAATAGAACCAGCAGACAACGGTCTTCTTAAATTATTATTTGACGATAATGTTAATGGTGGTGGCGAAGAATATACTACTAGGACAGTATATGACTTCGAAGGCATTGTTGGTAAACAAAACCAAGTTAAGTTCTTAAAAGAACTAGTACTTGATTTGGGTTTAGTAACCGGCAATGAATTAGAATCTAATTGTTTACGCATTAACACTGAGTGGGGAACGCAGTATACCCCGAATGATACTGAACTTAAAAATAAGATTGTAACACTTGCAAAAGAATTAAAGAGGTTACAATCTATGTTAAAGAAATGACACTACAAATAGAAGGTGTTTGGTGTAAAACTAGAACTGAGTTTGAAAAACTATCGAAGTCTGGAAATTACGATTTAACTATATCCTATTTTGATATTGTAAATAGATTAGTTAAGAGTGATCCTTACAGTGAAGAGCCATCCGATGTTATAGTCTCTCTTTATATTAGAAAATTGATTAAGAAATTGATTGATGATAATGTCGAGAAAGAAAATGAGCACGCCAAGTTATTGTATATGTTTAAAACATTAGATAGTTCTGCTGTCTTAAACTTTAAGCACTTTATTACAGACTTAACAGGCGGCCCATTCGATATAGATCTAGTTATTATCAACAGATGCGATTACCCTAAAAGGGGAGTTCTCAGCAAGTTTGATAATGTTAGATTTATAGACCATGATTAAACACAAAGTATTTACTAAAGGTGAATATGTACAGGCTTTAATATCTACGACACAAAACCCTAATGTACTAATTCCAGTAAGAGCCCTAATTTACGACGTTAAATTCGACGATGTAAATCCTAGGTACCAACTCCGTATAAAAAAGTTCTATGATAATATAGTCTTTTTAAAGGCATATCTATTTGGAGGTAGGTTTATTAGAGATTTCGAAGGCAAAGAAACTCGCATAAATCTAAAGAGACAAGAACATACTACAGTCAAAGGCCTAGAAGATGAAGTCTTTAATGGTGCTAAATGGAAACAGTATCTTATTACTGTTGATTCAGTATTCTGTGTAAAGACCAAGGTTGAACAAGATAGACTATTTAATAAGATACAAGACTTCCAGGCTGAAGTTACTCTAAAGGAACTATATGAGCTCACGAACCGTTCTACATACAGCGGTCAGTATTATTTCCACAGTAAAGGTGAATATGTCAAAGCTTTAGAAAAGTTTTTAGGAGATAGATATCCTAATGATGCTGATTGGATAGATAAAGTACTATATAGACCAGATCATAATGAATTAGACCGAGGAGAATGGGTCTAAATATATTATCCTGATATGTAGTCAGATATATATAAAAAACAAATAGATTTTTTATGCCTTTAACTCAAACCGGAGTATTGCCCGGAGCACCTACGATGTACACTTATGAGGATTACGAAACCGGCGAAAAGAAGGTAAGTAACAAACCATTAAATGAAGACGGAACTCCTGTTGGTAGCCCAACTAGTAATCCTGAAGCTGCTGATAATGGAAGTAATGCTGCATTAGGAGCCGACCAACAAGAAGCAGTAGAACCTGTTTCCGGTGGTAATACTGATACGACTATAGTTAGTGACGAATCACAGGCAGATGTACAAACATCTCGCATATATGGTACTAATAGTTTAGATTCTAGGGCTTATGAAGTTAAAGACCCAGATAAGACTATACCCGGTGTTAATTCTATTAGATCTAAAACAAATGCATGGGCTTTATTAAACTATAGAAACTACCGAGGTGGTACTATGTACGGAGATCCTGATTATTCGCAATGGGGAACTGCTGTTGTAGGTACAGGTTCATCTGCTGGTGAGATTTTAAATCCAACTGCACATAGAATTGTAACACATTGTGAAGAGAATGGTGGTGTAGGTTTTTCTTATGGATATAGAGATTTTATTCAAACAGAACATTACGGCCAAATTTCAAATGAGTATCTTATTACTCTAAGAAGATTTTCATTTCCAGTTGGAGATGATATAGTAAACGCCAGATCGTATGGTGAGAACGGAGAACATTTAGATATTTCAGAACCGGATTTAGCTCGAGCTATAACTTGGTTATCTCCTAAATTAGGAAATGACATAAAAGAAATATTAGGATTTAGTACTGGATTCGGTTGGGAAGAGATTGAATCTTCTGTGCAAACTGCATCAGGTGGTAGTAATGAAAAAAGAAGAGGTACTATTGGTCAGTTGATTGATGGTAGTCCTATAACAAAGGCTGCTGAAGCTGGAGCGAATGGTTATTCTGCTGCACAATCAGATCAAATTAATACTAAGGGTGAAGGTTTTGATGGATTAAGTGCAACTTATCCAAATCACGTTTATGGTCCTTACAATGCTATTAAGAAAGTATTAGCTAGAAATGATAAAGGTCTTAAATTTGATAGTGAATTTAATCTTAACTTTTATTATGATTTAAGAGGTTTTGATAATACATCGCCGAAGGTAGTCTTCATGGATGTTATCTCAAACCTTTTAGCAATGACATATAACAATGCTCCTTTCTGGGGTGGTGCTACTAGATATAGTGGTAGTGGTTCTACCGGTAAACCTTTCGGTGACATGGATAAACTTAAGTCTGGAGATTACTCTGGCTTTTTAGGTTCTGTTGTTACTCAATTAAAATCTACACTAGGTGCTGGATTTGATGATTTAGGAAAGGCTGCTAGTGGATTAATGAATGGTAAAGGACTTAATGCCATAGGAGATTCTAAGATTTTAGATAACATGGTCGGTGGAGCTCTAATGAAGCATTTAGGCTCACCTTCTGGTGGAGATATTATTAAAGCATTTTTAACAGGTGATCCAACAGGACAGTGGCACTTAACAGTAGGTAATCCAATGAATCCTATATTGGTTTGTGGTAACCTATGTTTAGAAACTTCTAAGTTTGAATTTGAAGGTCCTTTAGGTTATGAAGGATTTCCTACTAAATTAAAAATGACAGTTGCATTAAAACCAGGTAGACCTAGAGATAAATCAGAGATTGAATCTATGTTTAATGCAGGTAGAGGTAGAATGTACTTACAACCAGAAGTAGAAGGTAAATCATTAGATGACGTAATGGATATGTCAGCTTATGGAAATAAAGACAGAAGTAGGTTAACGCCAGATAGAGCGTTGCGTAATTCAGATATGTCAGCAGGATAATATGAAATTTAGAACATTATTAAATAAAACACAGGGAGAAGGCAAATACATTTTTGCTCAACCTTCCATGATCTTTAGAAATAAAGATCAAATTACTAATGTACGTTACCATACTGTGCGAGATGATGAGGTTACACGACCTGATCTAATTGCCCTAGAATATTATGGTGATCAAACTAAAACCGATTTGATTCTAAAATGGAATGGTATTTCAGATCCATTTAGTTTAGCACCAGGAGATGTATTAGTTATACCTCCATCAACAGTGCCTTTTATTAAATTAGCAAGACCTACTGGAGCAGAAGATAATCCAATTAAGAATCAATTCTTACAAAGCAAGAGGTTTACTAAGAAGGATCAAAGAAGATTGGATGCATTAAAAAAGAAATATAACAAGGACGCATTATTGCCACCTAACGTAATACCATTAGGTCAAAAGAACTATAAGTTTGATAAGGATGGTAATATTATTTTTGGCGCACACGCACAGAATGGAGCACTTAATCCAAGGACTGGTGGAAATTCAACAGGCGGAAATGGAGATGGGAATGCAGCAGGAGCCTGTTCATTAGGACCTGAATATACAACCAGAGCTGCTTGTATCGCAGCTGGTGGTAAATGGACTACTGGAGATAATGTAGTTGATGAAATATTTGATGAATTCGGACAATCTGTAAGAGATGCTCTTTTAGCTGCACAGGCTGCTGGATCAGTTAATGGGGATGGTAACGGAACTGGCAATGGGACTGGCAATGGAAACGGGAATGGATCTGGGTCTGGTGCAGGAGGATCTGGTGCAGGAAACGGCCTAACTGAGAATCAATTGAACAATAACTTGAACAATGGTGTTGGTAAGGGTGGTAATACAACCTCATCTGGAACTGGAGCTGGAAATGGAAAAGGATCTGGGTCTGGTGCAGGCGGATCTGGTGCAGGAAATGGAAAAGGATCTGGTGCTAACGCAACTGGAACAGGAAATAATAGTAACTCAGGTACTAGCCCTCAAGGTAGTAGTAATGCTTCAGGCGTTTCTAACGACGGAGCTCCCTGTAATTAATACTGAATCATGGAATTAGAAAATCACATCTTAGCGGTTGTTGAACCGGCTATACTTCCAACAGAAATTAAAATGGACGCCCTGGCTGAAGAAGGCGGGGATAATGTAGATAAGCAATCTAAACAGGTTGGTGCGTTCGAGCCATTTATTATGTGTAATGGCGTACAGTTTACTTCAAATACTATAGAATCTTTAGATTTAGAGTTAAATGGTAAAGTACCTAAGTGTACTGTAGCGTTTAATGATGAACATGGTGCTTTTAAAGTGGACTCAATGCCCAGAGATGGAGACTTCTTTACAGTATTGTTAAATTCAAAACACCAAGAAACTTTTAAATCAGTTCACATGGATTTCGATATTATTGAAATTACAACAGATGCTGATAGTCCTAACTCACCTGGAGGTGGATTAATTACTTTAAGAGGTGTTTGTAAAATACCTAGGCTATATGCAGAAGACTGTCAAGTACTAGATGCTGATACTTCATTGAATCATTTAGAAACAGTGGTACGAGATTTAGAGATTGGCCTTGCAACAAATGTCGATTCAACTGATGATAGCCAAGCTAGAATACAAGCGTACGAAACTTACCTTGATTTTATTAAAGGTATTGTAGATGATTCTTATATTTCAGACGACGCGTTTGTAAAGTTTTACATAGATCAATATTACTACTTAAATTTTGTAGATATTAATAAGATCTTTAATTCTCCTAGTCCTAAATTAGATGAAGTAATGAAGGTTTTAACTGGATTTGCAGAATCTGAAGCTAAGAAAGGTGGAACTGAAGATTCAACTGATTCAGATAATGTAGAAGTTCCATTGATATTAACTAACCATAACGATCTATCAGGGCTGTCCTGTTTCATTAACACATTTGAATTGATAAACAACTCATCTAAAGTTAGCCTTAAGGCAGGGTATGCTAGAACTGCTCAGATCTATGATAACAATTCTGATACTGGAGATAGATTTCAAGAATTTACAATTGAGCCTCTAGTAACTGAAGAGCTATCTGAACTTGATGAACCATTAAGAGGTAATAGAAAAGATGAGCGTTACAAAGACATGGTTAAGTATAAATACATGGGAAGACAAAACGCAGGTGATGATGGTTTAGGTAATACACATGCAAACGCAATATTTACTAAGCTACATGATAGACAAAATAACATGGAGATAGAAAAGATGAAGTTAAAAGTTGAGGTAATTGGCTTCAACCCATCAATCTATAAGTTTTGTAAAATACCTGTAGTAATATATCATTATGATGGAGTAAAGATTGAAGCAGAACAAAAGGCAGATCAAAAGAGAGAAGAGGCTGGTTTAACAGAAAGACCATTAGGTGCAGGTAAACCTGAAGGAGATCCAAACGACTTTAGTCAAATGATGGACAAGTTTATATCAGGTTATTATATAGTAGAGAATATCGATTATAGATATGACCAAGAAAATGCAATCACTACAGAACTAACTCTGATTAGAAGAGAGTGGCCTAGTAGATCAGGCAACCTGGCAGAATAAAATAAAAGTTAGATAAATAACTTATGGCTGATAGAGATAACGGTAGAAATGCGTTCAGAAAAGGACAAAGAACAAGTACGATCCACGAGGATCCTACATACTTGTCTTTTATGATTTTATTCCACGGAGATGATAGATCTTCAGTGGCACATTCTCCCCTACTTAATGGTGAAGCTAATTCTTATCTAAGAAATGTTGTTCGAACTGACCTTGGTGACATATATGCTGATAATTTAGCAGTGTTTAAAAGAGTATTATTAAAGGTTAATAGAGAAATGCCTTGGTTTTGGCAAGGACTAAAAGGAATGGAAGCTGCAATGAATTATGGTGATTTTAAAGAACCATGGAGAGGAGCTGAAAAACCACAGTTAGAAATTGAATGTTTAGAAGAGAACGTAGAATTAACTGCGATCGGACTTATGGAATTATATAGAAATTCTTGTTTCGATTTACAGAGATATGTAGAAATAGTTCCAAAAAACTTAAGAGAGTTTTCCATGGACATTTATATGTCAGAGGTAAGAACATTCCAAAAAGACACAGATGCTAGAAACTTAGGTATTACAGACAATCCTGATTCTAGAATTACTTCAGCTGGATCTGATGCTAAATCGGTAAAAGATATACACCCTATTTTTAGCAGTAATATAGTACAACCAGGTTCTGCAGATTCTAGACCATTTGTAGCATTAAGATTTACACATTGTGAATTTGATATGAACTCAGTTGCAGATTATTTTGCAGACATGAGTAAAAATCCGGAAAAGAAAAGACCAACCATTAAAATAAATTGGGGAACTTGTACGCCATTAGCTTCAAGATTAGGTCCTAATGTATTTAACGAAAACAGAGATGCTAATTCAGTAACTACAGGTCAAGTTACTAACCCAGCTTCTGATCCAAATCAAATACCATTGAATAAAGTTAATCCTAATTCCTCAGTGAAAGTAAGCTCAATGGATTCATTAACTAACGTACACGATGCTTCTGATCCTAGGGCAGAATCTATAACAGAAAGAAAAAAGATTGGACTTAAAGATCTAGCTAAAAATACAATAGGTAGTATTGTAGATGATGTTAAAGACACTGCAGCAGGTTTAGTAGCTGGAGTTACAAATGCACTTGATAGTTTTAGCTTACAGCCAAACGGAATTGGTAATGTACATGGTACACAAATCGGTGGTTTTGCAGGTAATCTATTAGATAAAGCAGTTGGTGATCTTACAGCTAAGTTATTATTAGATAACGTACACGGTGCCGGAGGATTAGGTAGTATACAAGATGCTATTAATGGTGGTTTAATTAATGCCGTTGGTAATTTAATAACTGGTTCATTAGCAGGTGGCTCACAAGCTTCTGTTGGAATTGGCGGAGGTGGAGCTAGTGTTGGAGAACGCATACATGCAGCTGCAATCGATAGCACACCAGATGGAAACTTAAATCAACAAGTACATAACCGGGTTGCTCAACCGCAAACAGGTCCTTTAAATCAAAAAGTATACGACCCAATTGCCCCGGTACAACAAGGTCCAATAAACGATAATGTACACGGAGGTGTTAATACAGGAGTAGACTCAACACCAGACGGGAACTTAAACAGCAATATACATGAATGATAACGAATTATACAAAGATAATATCCGAGAGACTCATTGGCTCGGAGAGGTAGTTATTAATGAAGACCCGCTTCTTCAGGGCAGAGTACGAGTAAAGGTTTTTGGTAAATTTGATAAATTAACAGACGATGCTATTCCGTGGGCAACTCCTATGAATAGAGATCATGTCGGTGCACATTCAGTTCCTAGAGTTGGAGATATTGTTGCAGTTAGATTTGACAATGGAAACATATACCACCCAGAATACTGGTTTCAAGTAGATCAGAATGAAGATTTAAAAGGAGACATCTTAGAGAATTCAGATGCCCCTCATGATGTCGTAAGTCTAGTGTATGACGCGGAAAGAAATGTTAGGATATATCACTCACCAGAGGATGGTCTTGTCATAACGCGTGGTACTGGAGCTAAAGAGAGGCCTATCATTCAACTAGATGAAGAAGGAATTATTAAGATTTCAACAGATGCTAAAATATTTATGGACTGTGGTGATATATTTGTATCGAACACTGGAGAAGGTGGAGCAGATGAAACTGAGCCAGCAGTAAGAGGTCAATCTCTACAAGATTGGTTACAGGCTTTATTAGATGATTACAATGCACATATACACCCTACAGGAGTTGGGCCATCAGGTCCTCCAATGCCTCCTACGCCGGCAACCGTTGCAAAATTATCAAGCACACATATTAAGTATCAACAAAAGAATAAGTAACTATGCCTGCACTGTGGCCCAAATTTATACCGGATCTGGCAAATACAATAACAAGCCAGCAGTTTACTAAACCGGGAGGTGCGATACTTTCATATCCACTACCATCGGTCGGGACTGATCAAGTGCCTATCTTTCCTCCAGGCGGAGATTTAATTAAATCAATTACTCCTGGAAATCCCCTTAATGCACAATTAACTACGAATCCTGCTGGAATGATAAATGCAATTAATCTTGCACCATTAAGCGGGCGTTATGATTTTGGTAAAGCAGTTGCCGAACATTATATTGATGCAGTAAAAGGTTCGCCGAAAGCACAGACTCCATTTGGAGCTTTCCATGCTAATAATGGTCTTGCTGAATTAATCTTAAAAGAAGGTTATGGTATTTGCTTTGAAAGATTATTAAAAGAGGGGGACATACCTTTACAAGATCAATATGATGAAGATGGTAATCTAACTCAAATGGGCAAAGAGTCTCATCCTGCGTATGCTGATTTTTGTCCGGATGTTGATGCTCCACCAGATGCAGAAGCTTTGGCTGAGATGGAAAAAGATAATGCTAAAGCTTTTAATAAGTTTGTTGAAGACAATAAAACAGAATACAATTTATATAAATATAAGTTCTTTCAATTTCCATGTCTTTATGGAGGAGAGTCTCAAGTTGAAATTGAACGTATTTTTGCAGCTAGATTATTACAAAAATTTGAAAGAATAACCAATACGAATACTAAATGGGAATTCTATATCTGGGCAGCGTGTCTTGGTAAAGACAATTATAGTAACTCTAGTGGTTTTGGAGGCGGGTGGTCAGGAATGCCTTATCCAAATATAAACTCACAGGCAAAATCAGATATTACTGCTGCTGGATATGATTGGAGAAAACTAGCAGATAATGTAAGTAAGTTAGTTACTGATGCTATTTTAGAAGTACATCCTGAAAGAGAAAGTAATACATCTCCGTTTTTTAACACTTCTGTTTTAAAGAGAAGAATTAAAGCCAATCCTTCCGGACCAATTACATTACCACATGATTTAGAATGCCCGCTAAATGAATATAAGATGCAAGTGCCTTATGATTTTGAACACAACCCACCAGAAAATCCAAGTGCTAGGCCGAAAGTTTTAACATCAAATGTTGTGGCTACTTTTAGTTGGTACCCAAATATGAGAACTGGTTCATTTAGTATAAGTAATGCAATGGATCCTCCGATAATCACGAATGCTCCTAAATTTATTAAGTCAAAAAATTGGGTCAAATCTAAATACGAAAATATTGAGTGGAAACTTAAATGGAGAAAGGTACCTGAGGCAAAATTAAAAGCAGCCTCAACTAAGCCGGATGCTCAGGCCGCATTTTTTGAAATTGATCCTAAACCAGAAGGTACTCTATTTAAGTTTGAATTTCATAAAGCCATGTGTGCTAAAAACGCAGCAGCTGGTTGTGAAGAAGATGCAGCAGTAATCGATCACCCATTTGAAGCAAGTGGAACTTTACCGCCGAAAGACAATGGAGAACCCGGGGATGCATTTGAGGGAGATCCCTATGAAATGATGGCAAAAGTAACAATAGCATATTGGTATGCTTGTATTGTTAAACCATTTGGACCAATGCCAGCAGCTCTACCTGCGATGATTAATGCACCATTGGGAGGACTTTACATTCCGATATATTATGGAAGTGCAAATAGACTTGCTAATAATTTAAGAAAGGCATGGTCTACAGGAAAGACGTTTAGTGTAATACCTGCACTTCAGCCACCAGCACTTGCAACATCAGCTGCAGTTGCCGGGGCTTACGCATTACACTTATTAGAATTTAAGCTATTGTATCTTGGTGGAATACCGACACCAGTTGGACCAGTGCCGATGGTTGGTTTTGTACCAGTTGTATTTTAACCCCAATCTTTTTCAAACGCGTACCAATGGTCTGCACCCGCACAGTCACGACATGCATCAACCACGATAGTTACCTTATCTTCAGTAGTTAAGGTCTTTAAAACGGCTGGTATGTGCATCTCTATCAACTCATCGCTATCAAGGTAAGTAGAACAATGTCTTGCAAGTGCACTGATAAGTCTATATGCATTATTTTCAACCTCTTCGAATCGATGGCCTCGGTGATAATCATTTGTACTATCTTCAGTGATTAATTCAAAGATCTTATCTAGACCTAATAAATCTCTAACTTCTTGACAAACTTCAACTATTGCGTCTTTGTGTTTAAGAACAGCCTGGTAGCCGTTACCACCAACCCCATTACTTTTAACTTCGCTTACTTTAAATTGTTTAATCATAATATACGTGTTTTAATTTTTAAAGATATACATCACATCCTCCGTTTTCATTGTATGCAATATAATCAAGTAGCTCTTCTATTTGATGAGTCTTATTACTAAATGTTTTACTTTCCAATTCGGCTCCTTCGAATACTATAATAGGTGTGATTTCTTGCCCTCTTGAAAAATCGATTTCGGTTGCTGTTTGAGTGTGTACGTTCATAATATGTTTGTTTTTAATTACAGTACTAATATACGAATAATAATTGACACTAAAAAACTTTTTGGCAACTATTTTGCAAAAAAGATCGGATTAATTGAGTTGGATAGATAACTTATACTAAATCTTAATAATTAAGAAGCGAGTACGGATAACTTATGCACTTAAGTAGATATATAATATGTTAATACCTTTAAATAAAATATAAATGTCAGACAAAAAAAGACGAAGAATTAATGATTCTTCAGCCCAAGCGGCAAACAAAGTTGAACTAGTTGAAACAGTTCAAAACCCAAACAACCAGGAAGAAGTAAAAGTAGAAACAAAGATCGAAGATAACGGTCCGGACTTTTTACTACCAGACGGAGAATTCGATTGGGACGCGTTCGAGGCAACCTGCCCAACAAGAACGAGAAAAGCAAATCCACATATTAAAACCAAAAACGGAGATAAAGTATTCTCTCGTGAGTCTTATGCTCAAGAGTTATATGATCTCATGGAAGGTACTAACGCATGTGATATCATACCTCAATTATTTATAGGTGAGATCCATGAAGGTATTATTTATGCAGTGGACCAAGAATATATCACGGTAGATATTAAATATAGAGAATTAGTCTATATTAAAGCTGGTAAAGAATCTGAAGAGGTTAGGCAAATGCTTCCAGGGCAAGAAACTTCTGTTTTAATTACAGAAACAAAAGGTACATTAACTGGAACTATCACAGGAGGAGTTAAACACAAAACATTCATGGATCTTAGAGATGCTATCGAAGAGGGCAATACAGCCTGGATCGGTACTGTTAATAACATGATTGAAAATGGTGGTTATATTGTAAAAGTACAAGGTGTAGATTGCTTTATGCCAGGATCACTTGCAGGTATTAATAAATTATCGGACTTTAGTTCTATCGTAGGAGAAGAACTTTATGTAGTTCCGGTAAGTTTCTCACCAGAAAGAGGTACGTTAGTAGTTTCACATAGAAAATACTTACAAGCTTTAATCCCAACTGCAATTAATGAATTAAAAGAAACTCTAGACGAACCTAAACATGGTTTAGTAACAGGTACTGCAAAGTATGGTGTGTTTGTTGAATTCAATAAATGTTTAACAGGAATGATTCATACAAATGAACTTGACGAAGCAACATCTGTGAAATTCAAAGCTAGAGAAATTAAACCAGGTGAACCAATTGAATTCTTTGTAAAAGATATTATTACTAATAATAAGATTACATTAACTCAAAAGGAAAATACTTCGGTAAATCCTTGGATTAATATATCTACTAGGTATTCAATACCATCTGTTGTTAAGGCTAAAATCAAGACTAAAAAGGAATATGGAGTGTTTGTAAACATCGAAGATGGTGTTACTGGATTATTGCATATTAGTGAATTACCAGGTGATATATTAGATACTTATAGAGTTGGAGATGACATTGAGGTGCAAATCACAAGGATTGATGAAGACTCAATGAAGGTCTTTCTTAAGCTGCCCCAATAACTAGTGCCACAGAGTTTGATATATATTGAAAGTAATATCATACTCTTAATTAATGCAAAAGTTAAAAAGTAATTCAACAAGACAAGAAGTACTGAATGCCAGTCAAATGGGCATCGAGTTCGAATTCTATTCTAACCTAGAACTGGAAGAGACTGTAAAGTCTGTATCTAAGCTCTTAAATAGAAAGATTCAACTAGAGGAGAAAGCCCATTCAGATTTCGTACCATCCGCAGATGTGTTTAAGATGGAACCGGATATGTCTGGTGGTAAAGGTTTAATTGAACTGGTAACAGGTCCAATGCCTTATAGAAGTGCTAGATTAGTTATTATGAAAATGTTAGGGTGGATTCGTGAAAACGGGTACACATCTGATCGAGCATCGATCCACCTAAACATGTCATTCAAACCAGAATATTTAGAAGATCCTAATATGATTCAGCACATGGATGTGTTGAAATTCATACTTGAGTTTGATGAAGCTAGGGTATATAAGTATTTCCCTACTAGGGAAGATTCTACCTATGCAAAGTCTGTTAAATGGATTATGCCTAAACACGAAGCGTTCTACTATAACGCTGACTTAATTAATAAAGACAACTTTACATTTGCTAATACTAAATATTATGGTATTAACTTTGAAAAGGCCCAAAGTAATTATTTAGAGTTTAGATATATTGGCGGTAAAGATTATGAAAAGAGGCAAGAAGATATTCTAACATTAGCTGATGTGTTTATTATGGCTATATGGAGATCTTGTAGAGATCCTAAGTTCAGCCATGCTAATAAAATTGAATTACAACGTATCTTAAGAAAGAATGAACCTCTAATGGCGATGTTAAGAGATTACACTGCTGTAAATAAACATTGGCCGAAGATAGATATACTAGTTGATTTACAAGATCATCCTACTATCATTGGTGTACAATGGGATAGATTTAAACATAAAGTACTAGAATTGCTATCAAACGGTACTATGATAGAAGGAATTATTAACTACGATTCAGATTATTCAACAGTCCAAGTTAAAAATGGTAAGTTTGAAAGTGCTTATTTATTAAGCGGATTTGAGTTTGTTGATTGTGAATTATCAGGTAATATAGAAAATAGCGCAATATATGGAGGTGAAGTAAACGGGGCACAAATCCTGAGATCACAAATATATAAAGGGTGCACAATAATGGATTCAAAAGTAGAATCTTGCTTCGTGCACGGAAGTGTAACTATAAAAAACAGTTTTGTCTTTGGAAGAGATGGTATCTTTAAAGGTAGAATGGAAGGTGGAATATTTAGAGAAGGCGGAGTTGGACCACATGCTAGATTCTCTGATGAGACTGAAGTTGTGGTAAGTAAAAAAATAAAATCATAAGATGAGTGAAATTAGAAGTGGCAATCAGAATAACTTAAACGCCGGACGTAATTTTGGCGATAGCTGTTTAAATGCTTTCCTAACAGAACTAGGTGATGACTTAACAGGGGCTTGTATGGTTCCGGTTAATTTACCGCAAAGAGAAATACTTAATATAGTTACAAGAGCTAAGAAATGGTTCTATAAAAACTATGAAGATTCAGTATCTGAAAATTACTATCATATTCCTAACTCTGCATTTAAGTCAGCTTACTTTAAAGCTAATAGAACATTAAATCTACCAAACGCAAGTGTTGATGGATCTGGTTCTGTATTTTCAGTTTATGGAGTACATGATATTAAATCTGGATGGGGCGGAACTGGCGGAGGAATGGATATTAGATTTGAAGCTGGTGGAGACTTTGGTTTAGAAAAGATGTTATTTAGAGGAATGTATGAAGGATCTGGGCCTGCTGAATCAGCACAAGAACTAGAATATTACGTATTAAATCAGTCTTTAGCTGACATGGCAAGACAGATTATGAATAACCCAATCTCTTTTAATTACTCTAGACTTACTGGAGAGTTAAAGATTATGGGAGACACTCCGAAGGGAGATGTGATACTTGATGTGTACGAAACAATTCCGGATTGTGCACTATTTGACGACGAAATCTTTTTTAGATATTGTTCTGCTAAGATTAAGCAATCACTAGGCGCTAAGCTTGGTATTTTTAAATTTGCATTACCTGGTAATGTAGAATTCGACTACGACGCAATAAAAGACATGGGAGACACCGAATTAGAGTCAATTGTTGAAGAGATAAAAGGAGACGAAGGAGTGGACTGGATGTTTCATTCATAAAAAAGTAGAATACATATATAAATGGATTTTTATATAAAATACATAGGAGACCCAAATTATCAAACTGGTATTGTTCAAAACGTAAGTGAAGTTGAACAATTACTAGCTCAGATAGAAACCGTTCTTTTCACAAGAAAGAGGGATGTTTTAGGTACTCCAGGATTTGGTTGTAACTTAGAAGATATTGTTTATAGTTTAGGTCAGAATGAATTTCAAATCAAAAACGAAATACAGGAACAATTTGCTAACTACGTACCTCTTGCAGGTAAGTATCATGTTAGTGTAAGTGTTAAGTTTATGAAAGGTGAAGTTAGAGATGTGGCGTTCATTGATATTACTGTTAACAACGAGTATATAATCAAAGTAAATTTAAGATAAATAACTAATGGCAGAACTAAAATTTTTAAGCACACTAAGAACATCGTCTAATCAAATTAAGACAGATGCTCGAACATATATCGCTAGAGTATACAAGCGTGCGAATACTCTATTTACTGAAGCATCGCCATTTGCTCAGATTATTTCTGTTATGGCAGAATTAGGTGAATTGGTTATGTTCTATATTGAAGACTCTTTAGTAGAGCAAAACATATACACTGCACAACAGCCTGAATCTATCTATGGTTTATCAAGACTAACAGGACATGATGCGACCAGAGGCTTCGCAGCAACTGGTGAGATTGAATTTAGATGGAAAGTTGGAGCGGATCTTACTAAGATTGCAGGGACTGGATTAAACATTGATGCAAGATCAGAATTAAAATGTGAATTAAATGGATTAATTTATACGTTATTAACTTCACAAGAAAAGGTTAGATTAGAAAAGTCAAATAAGTATAATATAAAATGTGCAATCATACAGGGTAAGTTTGAAAAACAAACCTTTACTGGAACTGGTGAGCCAATGCAGTCATATAATATACAAACAAGTGCTTTAACAGATCATTCTAAAGTTAGCGTTTCAGTTAACGGTGAGAAATGGACAAAGCACGATTCAATGTATGACATATTAAATCAAGAAAAAGCATATATCCTTAAGACTGGTATTTCCGGTGGTTTGGATGTTTATTTTGGAACTGGTAACTTCGGTGCAATACCTGGTGCTGGAAATTTAATAGAAATAGAATACGTTAAACATGCAGGATTCCAAGGAAACTTAGATGATGCACAAGATATTACCTTTAAATGGGATGCAGAAGGTTCTGATTCTAACGGAGATGAATTTGATTTGAATGAATTCTTAGAACTTGCAGTAACATCGTCTCCTAAGATGGGGGCTGATAAAGAGTCTGTTGAGTTTACAAAACTATTAGCACCTCTAGCGTCTAAATCATACGTTCTAGCAACGCCAGATAATTATGAGTATTTCCTATCAAGATATGGAATGTTCTCGTATGTGGATGCTTACAACACGACTGATGATCAGTATTTAGATGATGATAATGTGATTTACATATTTGCAATTCCAGATGCTACAAGAAAATTATTAGCAGAACAAGATTACTTCTCAATCCCAATTAGCGAAATGTTCTTCGATCAAAACGAATATGATAAGATGTCACAAGTAATTCAGGATAGTGGTCAACAAATGGTTACTACTGAAGTTATATTTGTAAAGCCTAAAGTTAGAAAGTACAGTATGGATATTAATATTAGATACTTTGAGGGTTATACAAAACAAGAAATATTTACTAACGTTAGAAAGGCTGTAAGTGATTACATGCTTAATGTTACTAGAAGAGATAAATTACCTAAGTCGGATATTGTTTATATCCTAGAGACTATCGATGGAATTGATGCGGTTAATATTAGATTTATATCTGAAACAGAAGAGACTGCAAGAAGATTAGGTTATTATGAATCTACAACAGTAACTGTTGTGCCACAGGAGCCTGTTGTTTTAGAAGAAATCGGGAACGGTAAACAGAAATATATTTTCTTTAAGCAAATAGAGGAAGTTAAGACAGTAAATGTTGATGCAACTACTGTTATTCCATATAGCATAGCAGGTTTAGATGAATGGGGAGATATTATTATGGACAAGGAAGAAGTTGCAGTCTTTAGAGGCGGATGGCTAGACAGAGATGGAGACGTTATCGTAGATGACGCATTGATGAATGCCGAAGCAGCACTTTCTGTTAATTTTGACGCAACGCCAGTACCTAGAACTATTTACACTAGAGTACAAGCTGGAAATAGAAAATCCACAAAATAATGAGTTTATTTAAAGACCTATTAGTATATAAACGTAAGAGACTATATAAGATTTCTAAACACAGGAAAGATGAAAATCTTAATGTTAGATATGACTATAAGAAACATGGTTTGTTGAATAACCAAGTTTCGCCGCACATTAGAAGGAATCAAACAATGAGAGAGTTTCTTATATTTGTTAATGATTATTTCTTAGCATTGCTAGATCAGGTTAGATCCTTAAAGAATTTTGGTAACTACACGGTAGAAAAAGACGACGAAAGAACTAGATAATATGTATAATAATTTAAGATTCTTTAACGGCACAAAATCAGAACTACAATTAGTTCAAGATGAAAATAATATATGGACTGGTTCTATATACTTACCAGAAGTATCTGCTGCACTATATGAAACTGTCAATCTTTTTATTTTAGAAGAATGTATTCATAAGGGAGATGTGGTTATTAATACACCAATATCACCTGATGGAACTATTACTAAATTTAAGTTTGAATGGGATTTATTAGCAGTTGATGAGTCAGTAGATGTCATCATGTATGGTACTAGAATGGATAAGGGTAAAGCCTTTGTGGTTGCACATAAAACACAAGAATTAGAATTAGCACCTTTTAATAATATAATATCTCAAGATGCTAGTTATGTTAAAACAATAACTGACAATACTAATATTGCATTACAAGTTAATATTGCAGTATCTTCCGAAAATCCTGGTATTCATAAAAGACATTTATTAATTAAAGCAGGTGATGTAATAGTTGCTCGTATTAAAATTTATGGTGAAGTTGAAGGTGAAGATGAAAGATTTAAAGTTTTATTAGCTAACTTAGGCGCTTCATTAGAGACTGAAGACTTTATGATATTTAAGTCACATGATATTTCTGAAATGCATCCTGACTATCAACTGTTAAACCAGAAGAGAAAGGAGATGTTGTTAGAGCTTAATAATATTAAACCGTTTGTTGGTACATATAAGGCTATATTAAATGCAATTGATTTCTTTGGCTATGATAAGATTACTCTTAAAGAATATTGGATTAATGTAGATAATAGTTCTAAGACTTTTGGTAAGCTACATGGCATACCAGTACCTAACTCTTCAGTTAGGGGTGAAATGACTAGAAAGAAGTTAAGATTCAAAGTACCTTCAAAAACTCAAAAGAAAACTAGTAGATTCTCTTTAGTATATAGATTAAATGAGCCTAATGGAACTTTTGATGAATGGGATTTTGCTAATGTTACTGAAACCTTTGATTTTACTCCAGAAGAAGTATTAATCAAATTATACGGTTTAAAGAATAGATTACAAAGAGATTTCTTACCACTAGAGGCTAAGATTGTAGATATTACAGGAGAGGGTGATTATTTCACTCAGAAGAATATAAACATGTGGAAGATTCAAAATCCAATTGGATTCTTCACAGAAGGACATAAGGTTAAGTTTGATGTATGGCCAAAAGATAGAGATCTTTTTATTGAAGATACATCATTGGTTTTAAAATCATTATTGGACCATGATGATACAAGTACTAATTACGATACATTATTAACATTAGGAATTGGAGAAGAGGCTAGTCTAACTACTGCACAAAGAACAGACCATAAGCTAGTATTTGAAAAGTTTTATGAAACGTATCATGATAGAAATTTAGAATCATATAACTCAAATTATGGACAATCTAATACACCAATCGGATGTCCTGTTATTTTAGATTCTATGGAATCTTATGACGACGTCTGGGATGAGGCTAAATTTGTTTGGGATGACGCGGTTGATGCAAACTCTCAATTAAAAGTAACTTGGGATAATTGGTGGAAACGTTGGATATATGAAATCGAATGGTTAATCGACGGGCCTAATGGATGGTCTAAAGTATATAGAGGTCCGATAGACGACTATAAACGATTAGCACTTAGTTTACCATACGTTGGAAGTTATACAGTAGAGATGAGGTTATATGATCTGTTCGGACACATGTCATACTATAAGAAGTCTGATTTGTTTGAGGTTAAACTCAAAGAGATAGAATTATATGGTGTGTATAAATGGTTAGAAACAGATGATAAAGGTAACGTAACCCCATGGAATCTTAAATCTTTAGACTGGGACAAGTCTGGAGGCTATTGGGACATGCCACAAGACAACACTGCGAAAGTAGAGGATAATATAGCAACTCTATATCAAACACTAGACAGAGCGAACTACGTGCATTTTGAAGAGGACCAAGGTGTTAGATTTTCTACAGTTAGAAGATACGGAGATGTATTTTCAGATACTGGATATTCAGAAACTACAGGTCCTTATCAATGGGATGAATGTAGATTTAGATGGAAAGATACTCAGCATAACTGGTGGGAAAACTTAAGAGTTGGGCCAGATTTAACATCATCATTTAAAATAATGTATATTGCAACAGGTGATATATTAGTCATTACACATAAGGATCCAAAAACAAACGTTATTAGAACAGGGAAACATGTATTGCAAGCTGCAACACCAACCACGTCAAACGACGTTACGGCATGGCAAGTTATATGTAAAGAATTAGAGGCTTCAATTGATCCTATAATTTCTAAGTTTAACTACAACCCTATATTTAAAGACGTAGATAGCGATGATGACATAGACACGGCCGATACATTTTATCACATATTATGTGTAGGACAAGATTATTCTAAAACCTATGACTTTGAAACGGTAATGATTGAGGATGTTGGTGTGAATAGTATTTATGATGCTGGGAAAATACACGGCGAAGTACACACGAAGCACTATAATCCAACCTGGGATAACGTAAAAGTATTTAAAGACTATGCGACGGTCGAAAGATCTACGCATTTAACTATATCAACTGACATTTCTAAGTTTCCTGGTGCTAGAAAGCCAAAATGGACTATCACCAATATAACTAACCCAGAAATTAATGATATATACTATAATAATATGTGGCTTACCTACATTTTTCAGGAACCGGGTGATTACTCGATCCAGTTAGAAGCAGAAGACACGTATGGAAATAAGAACGTTGTAAAACGCAACATGTTAAAAGTAAAATAATTAAAAATGGCAAACATTACTGAAATTTTAGGTACAGATTCGGTATCATCTTCGAGACCAACTATAAATAGTAACTTCGAATTATTGAATGACGAATTAGCATCTGTAGCAGCTTTATTAAACCCCGTGACTGGCGTCTTGGCAGGTTTAACATCAGCTACAGCACAACAACTAAGTGTAATAGACGGTACGTCTTTATTGGTTGTAAACTCAGCAGGTATGAATGTTAGTACAGCTGCAAGCTTTACTCAATCTATCAACCTTGGTGGTTCAATCATCAAGTCTGGTGTTGTAGGTACGGCAACTGCTGCAACTACTAATTTAGCTCCATCGAGTTTAGATAAAGGTACTTACTTTATTAATGGTAACTTTGTAGTTCCTGTAGGAGTTGACGGACAAGAGGTTACATTAATAAGTGTAGCATCCGCAAGTATATCGCTAGGCGCAAACACAGGAGCTTCTTTGCAAGCAACTCAAATAGCACTAGATGCGGTTAACTCAACAATAACACTTAGATGTTTTAACACTAAATGGTATGTAATTGCTTCTCACAAGGCAACTATATCATAATTAAACAAAAACCGAAACTGTAGATGGCAACTCCGTTAGTTAGAATACCACAGCCGCAAGGCGGCACGATGTATGCATTTGCTTCATCGGCAAGAGACATTACTAGAGCATTTAATAGTGCTGATATCAATTTTGAGTTTAGTAAATATGCTTTACTAGACCTACCTGATTTCACACAGTCTACAAATGGCTCGAACGCAATAGATTTCACAGCAAATCTAAAGCAAGCGTCAGGGCAACCTTATGTCGCTAATATGCCGAATGTGGATTTCGCACAAACATTCCAAAATTACGCATTAAATTTAGAAGAGCTTCTTTTAAACGATGATGACTATGATCCAATCCTCATGCAATCAGATGCAGAGAAGATCTTTTTTAAATGGTTATCCTCTTTAGGAGCAATTGATTTTAGACCAACTGATTCTAATGAATCTTCAACTGGTGATTATGCAGAGAATGATAACGCAATTTTAGGAGGAGCAAACTATGACAGAGTAGTAAAGTATCTAGGTAGCATCGACGCAGAGAATGACGTTGCTTACCAGGGTAATACTTATCATGAAGTTTATATTAACGTGCCGACATCGGTAGGTTATACACCTCAAGTATTGTTTAAGCCCACTGACTATAATACAACAGCAACTAAAATGTATCTTAGTGATACGGAAGCTGTAAATGTAGAAGGTAGAGAGGGACAAACACACCCAGATCCTAATATTGATCTGTTGCCTATTGTAGATCAATGGACCCTGAACTCAGGACCATATTATGATGTACAAACAAATGCTACAAATTCTGTACAAATTGATTGGGACACTCTTTCTTATGAGCAGATCCAAAACAATCCAGACGTTAAGTCGTTATTGGATTATGCAAAAACCGGACAACAGTTTAGATTTAATGCCGTTTTAGTATATTATGATTTATATAGCGCTTCTGTACCTGCGAATAGATCTACAAACTTATATGGTATCTTAATATTAGATGATATTACAGATGCTTATGGTCCTGGATCTAAGATTCATGAACAAATTAAATTTAAGCCAAACGAAGTAACTGGTCTAAATGGTAATGCATATTCTTTAAAGTTAAATCTTAAATTTAATTCATCTCTTGATAATGTAGGCGTTGAGACTAGTATAAATGATTTCACTACATTCTCTATGGATTTATTCATGGACACGACCACAGCGCTTGAGAATGCCACTGATTTACTATTACAAGCTAATAATAGATATGGTAAGATTGCTGATAGATTAACTAGTTTAGAAAACATTATTTTAGGAACAGCTCAAGCAGCTCAACTAGAAGCTAGGATTAAAGAAGTCGAAGACGATTTCACTGCATCCTCATTACAATTAAGAGATTCAAATGCACTATTAACTTTAATTAATAATGCTCATAATAAAATAAATTCATTAATTGACGGAACTATTCCAGTAGAATTACAATATAATACAGATGTAATATTTGCAGGTAGAGGAACTACAGTTGATAAATCAATACCTGGTAAAATTAAAGTTAATAATGAGGTTGAAGGTTATGTAGTATCTGATTTATATAAATGGGATATTGCTTCTGGTATTACAACCGGAGCTTTAACATCAACTAATTTATTTGAAAATTCATCAGCTAATCAATATGGAGTATGGGCTAAGTTAAACCTTTACACTAATAGATTAAGTCTGAATAATGTATTAAACAACGAGTCACTAAATAGTAGCCTAGATATATACATTGATGATTCCACTAACGGGTGGAAGAAAGGTCAGGTATTTAAAATAGCGATAGATACTATTGATGTAAATGGTAACAACATAAAGATTTTGACTAACAAATCTGGAGGTTGGATAAACATTGCTGACATCGACCCATCACAGTTAATAACGACTAAACCTTACATTGAATTGGTTTGTATAGATCCAATAAACTATGTATTTGAAGTAGATATTTTAAGATAATATGAACACTAACAATTCCATATCTAATTCCTTAAAGAAGCTTTTAGAAATTAATACTAATTCTCTAAAGACATTTGAAAGAATCAACGAAGCAGTAACTACTAATGCGAAATCTATTCCATTAGAAATACTAACTGACGAAGGTACTAAAATAGTTTCTATACCAGGATTTGGTTATATGAAGCAAGAATTACTAAGATTAGATAATAATCTTAAAGCACTTGCTGGATTAGGAAAGGGTAGCACTAAGGTTAAATTACCAGATGGCACTTTCCAAAATATTATTACTACATCTTTAAAGACTGCTGCTAACGATATCACATCTTTATCTAGGCCGACTGCATTTGCTTCTAAACCGAATTATTTTGCAGAGGATTTTTTAAACCCAATGTTAACAACATCAATCGATGTGAGTGGTCAAATTCCAAACGACACAGAGAGAATTCTTGTTAAAAGAATTTTGTTTGATGGAACTAATCAAGTTGCTGTAGATTTCTTTAATGATAATTATAGAAACCAAGATGGTATTGATTACTTAACTGCAATTAGAGACATTGTCAATAATAATATAGCATATACTCTTGATGAAGAGATGAGAGATATGCCTTACAGAACTACACAGTATACTGGAAAGTTTGATGTTCTATCAATTTCAAATTCTAAGAGAGAAGTTATTGAAGCTGGTGTAACTAAAAAACAAGCTATAAAATTATATACATTAGATAGCTTAACTTATTCAGATAATAACAAAGACTTAGACTCTACTGAATTATTACGCGTTGGAGATCAATTGATGGTTCGTGGTGGTTCTAAAAACACTAGGTATGTAATCGACAAATTAGATGCTTCAACTAGACAGGTTGAGCTTAGATTGATCGAGGGATATGAAGCTATTAAAATAGACGGAGGCATTTTATCAATATACAAGACTGAAGATAATAATTTAAGTATTGAAACTCCAGTTGGATTTGATGAAAGAATCTTAATGTTTGTAAAAGCAATTGATCCTGAATCAAAAATCTTAGCTGAGAAATGGTCTCCAGGTGTTGGATTCTATTCAAATGATTTAGAAGTATTACAAGACGATGGTAGTATTATTTTACTATCTTCGTTCTATAAAGATAACGTAGCTGATTTCGGTAAGTTTATCACATCTATTAAAGAGGATAATATTCCTCCAGCGACAGTTGGTGTTACACCAGATGCTCCTGTATTAAATGGAGATAACTTTAAAGTAATTCAGATCAACAAGCATTTAACTGAAAATGATGCTGCTGATAAAATTAAGAAATTATCTGCTGATAAAATATCTGTACAAGAGGCTATTAAAAAGCTAGACGATACGATCACTAAAAAGAGATCTGTTATTGCTAGTACTAAATATGCATCTCAAGTACAAAAAGACAAAGATAAGAATGAGTTAATTGCGCTAATTGAAGAAAGATCTTCTGAAGCTAAATTATATAACTCTATTGTAACTCAAATACAAGCCTTATCATCTTCGTCAAATGCACAGAACATTAACCCTAAATATAGAGTTAGAGGTTTCTGGAAAGTACCTACTGCAAAACAAGTTGCTGATACATTAGATCAAGAGGTTGTACGATTTTTAGTACAATATAGATACTTATCAACATCTGGTAAGGCAGCTGAAGCTTCACAACTTAAGTTTACAGTTGATGGTAGAGAAAAGTCTGCTATCTTCTCAAACTGGAATGAACATAAAGGTAAAGTAAGAGCAAGAGCTAAAACTATTAATAGCGATGGAACGATCGAAAAGAAGTTTACATGGCAAGCGAGTAAAATTGAAGATGGACAGGAGATTAACTTTAATCAATTAGATATTGCAATTAATCAAGGAGAACTAGTAGAAATTAGAGTTAAATCTGTTTCTGAGGCTGGATTCCCTGCTAACCCAATACTTTCTGATTGGTCAGAGCCTATTCAAATTTCATTCCCTGAAGACGCAATCGATACAACTGATGTTGCTGCAGTAGTTCAAGTGAATACTGCTGAATTAGCAAAAGTACAAATTACCGAGGAATTAACAGGACAAGGAGTATTTACTCACGTTAGTGATGCATTTACTGCAAATGAAAATTATTATGCTCACATTGCAACTAATATTGCATCAGGATTCTTATCACCAGAACAAAAACCAATTTCTGTCTATGACAAAATAGCAGAACTTGAAGCTCAAATTGCTGGACTTAAAGGAGCTGTCGAGGCTGAGGTTGGAGAACTTATGGTTAAGGTTGTTTCAGAAGACGGATCAGTTACAAACATTAATAAAGATACAACTACACAATTATTTGCAGGGTATTATGTTGATGAGGTTGCTGATTTAACAGTAAGAAAAGGGCATATTGTTACTAAAACGTTTAAATTACAATTAGAAAATAGTAAATCTACTAAATTAGAACTAGTTTCTAGATTGATTGGTGATAGAACAAAACCAGTATATAGATCTATTAGTGTAAATTCAGATGCTACATCTAAAAAGTTTGGTATTCTTAACGAAACTACAACTGGAGGATCTGCAATAGACACTAAAATAGAAAGAGATAATTATTATCAAGAAGAAGGTAACTATGATTTAGTTCCTATTCAATACCAGAATATAGATACGAATGCGTATACATTAACATCAGACGCTCCTTATCAATCGGCGCAAAGAAGAGGTCAGTTTATTTACAGTAGATATATGGATATTGCAAATCAAAATCCACACTATGTTACTGCACCAATTGGTGAAAACATACCAACTCCTCTAATATCTGATTATGAAGTTAAATTATCAACTTCTGGAACAGGTTCGGGAACAGGTGCAGGAATTTGGCCTAACCCAACTCCTAGCACAGACAATAATAATTTTATATGGTCCGGTAACTTTACAGATACTGACGGTTCTACTGCATGGTCTAAAAATAAGGTTAACGTTTCTGCTATTAGTGAAGTAAACATTACTGAATATAACTCAGGTTTATTTGTTCACAAAGACCACCCTAATTTAGCTAATATATGGGCAAGTGCTACTGACGGAAGTACATATTATGTACAAACAGTAGTAGATGAGATGATATTCTCAATGCCTAAGACCGCTACGCTGGCAACAGGTGCTACTTTATTTAGTATCTTTGGTGCTAATGCAGATAGTGGTAATCAAATACAAGCTAAGCAACAATTAGCATATCACCAAGGTACTGATTTATACGGTGCAGGCACTGATGAACGACCTATGAAAATGTCGTTTGAAGCAAATGACCAGTATATGTTAGGTGGTAAATCATGTGGAGCATTCTTATTTATGTCTCCAGTAAATACTGATACGTTAAAAGTAGGTGGTGAAACTAAAAGATCTTCTAAAGAAATAAAAGCGAAAAAAGACAATGAGTCTAACGCTGTTTCTGTAGATGTTGTATTTCAATTTAGAATGACAGATTATTTTGGTAACGAAGATTCTATCGATACTGGTAGAATTGGTGGTTTTGCTAGACTTGCGTATAACAACTTAACATATACTAAGAAAATCGGTTTAGATATTTTCGATAAGTATGGTGAGCAGTTCTCATTTGATTTAGAAGTCTTCGCAAAGTATAGTCCTAAAGGTAGAAATTTAAACTCTATTAAGGCAGCCAAGTTATTTAGATAATATATAGCCTGAATAAGGTGAATATATAATAGAGGAGACATCCTCTAGAAAATAGATATGAATAATTAATGGCTGCTATACAAATAGATTTAAGAGATACTGGTTACGAAACCCTAGCCCTGGCACTGACTGGAGCACAAAACGGTTCTACAAGCCCAACAACACCTTTATTTTATGATGATGCTGGCGCTTTCGGCCCTGGCACAAGCGTGTTTAGCGATAACACTATGCTGGCAGCATTCTCTACAACCTCAACAACACAATTTTGGATTGATGATGTTAATAAGAGAATTATACAAATTAATAATGGTTCTGTAAATAATACAGATCCTTTTATTAATTGGGATTGTAGTATGTTAACGGTGAACGATGGTGCTACTGGAACATCTATAAGCTCCTCGTGGACGCCTGGGCAAACTGGCAGTAACATAGTAGTCCGAGAAAATAACGGTACCGGAACGATAACAACTGTTTATGTTGATGGCATTACAGATTATCATTTCAGTTTTACTATTCCTACGGTTGGTTTTTTAAACTCCGGAAATGCTCAAGAATGTATTATCACAGGAGTGAATGTGACAACGACACTTGCTCCGGTGCCGAACTACTATGAGTTTGAACACCAAGGTAATGCAGTGCAAGCTTATACTGAAGGCGCGACTTTATTATTCCCAACATTTACATTAAAAAGTACCAACGTACCAGATGGTACAACAGTTGGATATACAATATCCGGATATGCCTCCGGGAGTGGTTTTGATGCTGCCGATATTTCATTAACCTCGTTAACTGGGGTTATTACAATGCAAAGTAACGAGGGCGAACTTACATTTACCCTAATAGACGATCAGCTAGCTGAAGGCGACCCTGGACTTGCAGGCTCAGAACTGTTTAGAGTTACATTAGATGCTCAAGATAGTTTAAATAATAGTATAACATTAGCAGATTTAGACCGGAATGAATGGCCGCTAGCACGTAGTGTTGATCCGACGACAACAACGACGACCACATTACCAGAATATACATGTGCTATAGCAGCACCGGTATTGGGTAATGGTAATGATGGAGATGTTATTGTTATAGCGAGTGCAATTACATGGGGAATACAACCTGATGCCAGCTCAACTTTAACAATTAGCCCGGCTACTTATACTTATGGCCAGGCAACATACACTATTAGTGGAATTGAAGCTCCGGCTGGATATTCAAATACAGGGAATACTATATCATGTGATATTGATGGCACGACTGTTGATGAGGCAACAACGGCAACAACAATTGCAACTACTATAGCACCGACATTCGATTGTGACACAGAGACATTAACAATTGCCAATGGTGTGATTGGTGAGCAGATTACGGCTGCCGACTTTTCAACTGACGGTACTGCAACTTTTAATAGCATTACCAACTCTAATAATGATTTATATTTAGATGGCACCTTTATTTATACACTAACTGTTAACATACCTGCTGGCTATCTTAATTCTGGTACAATTGATTGTGATGTTTCAGTAACTGGTGGTTTAGGTGCTGCAAGTATTTCAATATCCGATAATGCAACATTATCATTTGGATCATCGGGCACACCGATTCAATCGAAAGCGGTAACTATTACCGGTAATGCAACGGCGTTTGATGTCGATGATGATATTACGTACAGTTCTTCTGTAGATTGGGTAAACGTAGTTCCAAATGCTTTTACGGTTAATGGAGGTGCTCTTAATATCACATGTAGTGCATACTCAGGAAGCACTGCAAGATCAGTTGATGTAACATTAGTACATCCAGAGGATAATACTAAAACATCTCAAACTTTTACAATAACACAATCTGCTGGAAACCAGGCTCCAATTGGATCTGATTTAACTAAAAGCATAACATATAGCGGAACACCAACTGCAAACAATATTGATTTTAATGATGTCGCTACAGGAGGATGGGCTGGCTCAAATGTTAACGACCCAGACGATGCTACTAATAGTACATTACAGGTAATAATCACAGATATTAGTGGTTTAACACTAGGTGCTAACACAAGCACACTGGTAGATACATCAGGTAACTCTAATGCTAGTATTACTAGTGCTCCTGATACATTAAACGGGATGGCTACTCCATTGACAATCCAACTAACACCAGCACAGAGTCTTGGTGCTTCTGCGATACAAACAGCTAGTTTTAAATATAAACTAGACGATGGGAGTTCTGTTAGCAACCTATCACCAGAGTATACTGTTACATTAACAATAAACCCTCCTGGTAATACAGCACCGACAATAAGCCCTGTAGCTAGAACTATTAGTGGAGCACAAACCAATGACGTCGCAGCTGCTATTAATATTGGACAATTTATTTCTGATGATAGCGATTCGGATGAAAACTTAGACCTTTTTTGGACTAATAGTGGAGGCTCAAGTACTACTCCGTTTTCAACGGTAACTCCTAATACAGGATCATACGGTTCTATCGCATATAATAGTAGTGGTTTATTAACATATACATACACTGGGACTTCACTTAACCCTAATAGCCAAGATGTAGTAGAGACCTTCTGGTATAAAGCACAAGATACTGATGGTGAGTACTCATCAGCAGCAAGTATAACTATTACAATGACTGCTTCGGCTAACTCAGCCCCAGTAATTTCATTTAATGGACAAACTGGCACGACCGTAATAGAGAAGCAATTAAATCAATATGACACTGTAACATCTACATCAGATGTTATTACTGCTACGGATCCAAACGGAGATACTTTAACATGGTCTTTCGCATGGGATTTCGCGACTAGTCAAAGTTCTCAGGCTGGAACTTTTACTCTTGATTCCGGTGGACAATGGACATATAGTACAGGTACATGGGTTATCTCTCCTGGAAGCACAGTACAAGAACGATTTGTGGTTACAGTCACTGACCAATACGGGATGACTGATTCATATACATTGAAATTCTTCTCTACTGGAGTAACTTATATTAGTGGTATTACAGGATCTAATGACTTTAGATCTACTGCATCGCCAACATGTGATGATGGTAGATCTGACACACTTTATTTAGATGCAGACGCAGGGGCTGATGATATCAATGGACTAAGCCCAAACCAGTATCTATACACAACCAACCTATTAGACGGTGATGATGTTAAGAAAAACGCAGATATTACTAATGTAACAAATAACCCTTGGGTTTCAATTCAACAAGATATTGGCGGTGAGGTAATCATTAGAGCTGTAAAATTAGCAGGAGATGGTAAGATTATACAAGTCGTTAATTGCGAGACTAGTTTAGATAACGCATGGCCGATTGAAATTAATTTTTCTAATAAAACAAGTGAACTGTGTGCGCAAGAACTTACATATACCGTAAGTACTGCGACAGTTTATCAAAACGTATTAAATCCCGCGGATGGGGTTTTTGGATTAGCTGATGTAATTGCACTTGGTGGACAATTGTTTACGAGTCAGTATTATGCTAACCTACCAGAATATAGAAATCTTGATGATGGATTTGCAGCAGCATCTTTATGTGTTGCGACCGGATTCTATAATGATGGAACTAGACAAAACACAAATGGTGATTTCATATATTATGAGTTTGTTGAGAGTGGTGATGGTATCGGTGTATGGAACGATAACGAAACAGACCCTCTTAATCTAACTAAGACATTTATATGCCCTGCGCTTATAGAATATGATACAGTAAGTATTAAGGCATATTATAGCCCATCTAATAGAGTTGCGGTTGACGCAGCATGTCTTGCTGGGGAAGATAATCTAGTATTAGTAGATTTATATGCTAGATTAGAAGCAGGAGGAACATTACCGTATACTACACACCAGGAAGGTTTAGAATATTTAATTAAAAATCAAATCTTAATATACACAACACATGCTGCCGCAAGTGAAGTTAATTATGATGGACTGTGGGATAATACCACCTTTATTGCAGTTGATACTGCCGGTGGTGATTTAAACGATGATCCTTTTGGATATACACCTAGCCTTAGATTTGCAATATGGGATAATGAAAATGATAGTGGTTATTTAGAACCGGAATCTCAAAGTTTTACGTATTCGTGGCTTGGAGTTAATACTAATGGAGAATTAGAATATGCTGGGAGCTCTACTATATTAGGAGATTGTAATACACAATTTAATAAACCGGATGGAAATAGTAATTACTGTTTAGGACTTCCAGGTGATTTATGTTTTTTAAATAATAACAATTCTAGAGTTAATGTATTCTATGCTTTTTATTCATGTGCAGCTAAGATTGAATCAGGTAAGCCGTATTGGTCTTTATATTTAACAGATGGACTGCATACTTACGCTGAAAATTCAACATCATATATTAAAAAACTAATAGATGAAGTAGGACCGGATAATAATAATGGTATCGCGATGAATATCGGAGGCGATAGCATGTTAGAATGTGTTACTATTCAACATAAAATATTTGCAGCTAATTATGATGATGCTGTTAACATATTATTAGAGAGAGAAGAATACGGAACCGACATTAGAATTATTGAAATTAACCCAGTTGAATTAGGGTTTACAAGCGGAGCTGTAATTGAATATAGAGATAATTGTACAAGTTGTTTATTAGACAAACAAGACTTTTTAGAATTTATTTTAGATGGAGTAGATGACGCTGAAATAATTAATAGATCTATTCCTAACTTTGATTTAGAAAAGAACTATGAATTAGATAATTTATCTAAACCGTTATTAAGAACAAACCCTAAATTATCTACAAATGCTAAATTGGTAGTTAATAGCCTTGACAATATGTATATTGAGTCTATTGATGCTAGTAAAGAGTTAGCTGCTGTTGAATATAAAAAATGGTCTGTTAGCAAGGATGGCAAATGGGCTTATGATTTAGCTAAATTTTTTAATAGCAATAAAACTCCTTCAGATTTAATATACAATGTTAGATCTAGATTTTCAGATCTTTCAGTACAAGAGTCTTTTGAAAAGCAAATTGAAGAAGATTACCACTACGGAACTACATATAACTATTCTAAATTACATAACGAGGATTTTAGAATGTTAGCTCCAATTTGGTTAGATAAAAACATACCTAGTAATTTCGTAATATTTAGAGTTAGTGATCCTGCTGCTATTTTAGACTTTGATACTCAAAGTAACTTTAATAACATGGATTCTATTCTAAAAAATAGTGAATTAATTAAAACGTTTGATTTAACTAGAAACTCTAACATCGGGACTTATATTAGAAACCATGTTCAATCTGAGTTATTTCCAAGCACGCCACTTAATGTAAACTTTAGTGAAAATGAAAGAACAAACTTTAATGGAATTGATTTAACACAAGGTGGGTTTACAAACAAAGGTGAATACTTATTTGATGATTTTGTAAAACAAGATCAAACTATCATTAACGAAAACGATTTAATCACTGGTGGTTTTGAAAGAAATAAATTAGCATGTGCGAATCTTATTAACCTAGAATTCTTATTTGATGACGACGGCGCTGAAGACTATGCGGTAAATAGATATTTTGGATTATACGTAAATGATGTAGATTCTGGATATGGTACTTTAGAATCTAGTTTCGATGGACTACTTAAGTTTAAAACTTTAAATTCTTATATTAACACTGATGCTAAGTCAGCAATACCTCCGACGGAATTGATGACATCTACTCCAACTCTAGGGTATGCACATATTTCTGATAACTTCTATAAGATTTCCCCATTATATTATGATACTTCAAAATTAGAGGTACATGTTGAGGATTCGTCTAATACAATTCCTGCTGAAATTAAAATATCGGCAATTGGAACGTCAGTAGACACTACTAAGAATGAAGCTCCTGGAAGTGATTTTGTTAAACTTACAATTAACGGTTCACCGGCAAATAATGATAGAATATCAATATTCCCTTCTAAAGAACAAGACTATAGAATTAAATTCATGAGATTTACTCCTGGAGAACAATTCGTATTAAGCCTTAACCTTGATGAACAAGTTGGAAATCAAAACTTTTTACTAACACTACAAGCTACTGCACAAGAAACCATTGACGATCAATTAGGAGGGTTACATAATATCGATCCTAATTTAAGATGGAAAGCAGATGGTGATGATATTTTATTTTATGAAGATAAAGTTACACTAAGACCTATAAGACCTAGCATCGCTCCATATACAAGTAATGGATGGACTTTGGCTAGAATTGAATATACACAAATACCATACGATCTTTCGAACAATATGTTCTTTGGATCAGATGCTCTATTGGCTGGTCATTTTAATACTACTTCGTTTTCATCAAATGGTAGCAACGCTGAAATTGCAACAGCACTTACTAAATCTATTAACTCTAAAGAAAATGGATTTACTGCATTAACGTTTGATGGCGCAGATCACCTGTATATCAAGAACAACGTTGTTGGATATAGACTGATGCAGTCAGGGATCGCCCTGCCTAACAATAATGCAAATGACTGGGTAACTATTGAAGGAGACAACGAGATCAACTACACGCCTAATAATGTGTTAAGATTGCTACTAACAGGTAATACATCAGATGTATTCAAATCTAGTAAAATATACTACTTTACTGGTGGTAACTCTGCTGGTAAATCTGTGTTAGCATCGTTAGATTCTGTAGCCGATATTAATATTGGTGATTATTTAGAAACTAGTTCGAATGGTAATTACAATAAGGTTATTGATATTGTTGATGACATTGAAAGATTACCTTTAAAATATAAGAAACTTGTATTAGAAAAGAAAAACACAATAGAGTCGGGAGAGGTAAATGCGTTTGCAGATAACTTAGTTAAACTAGGTTTATTTTCTGCATTTGATATACATGATATGAATTTTGATTTCTATGATACTTCTAATTCAGATTTAAAAGAATTAAAATACGAAACATCAGGTGAGATCAAATACGAACCTGAGTTAAATAATAACAGTGACATATATCCTTTTGGAGAAAGAGAAAACACTGAGTATATAACAGCACCCGCGAGTTACTTTACAGGATTAACTGGAGTATTAGAAGATGAAATAACTGATACTTTTAATGAAGATTTTGTTGAAAGTGAATACGACAGATTAAAAGAAAACTATTTAAAAGAGAACTCTATAAGGAGTAGAGTTGTTCCTTCAATTAACAAGTGGGTATTAAAAGATACATTAACTGTTAGAGAACAACCATATTACTTAAACGCTAACGAGGCGTTTGGTAGATCTAACTTCTCAGCAGATCTTTCTGTTGCAGGCCGAGATAGACTTGGAATGACTCATGAGTGGTTCTATATTAATAACTTACCAAAACATCTTAAAGAAAACGTTGGTAATTCAACAACTCCTAATTATAGATTAAATGAATCATTTAGTTACCTTAACTTTATGGAAGGATTTGAGATGACTCCTGATATGTTTAAGGATATTAATTATGATTACTTTGATAGATTCTTTGTAACCGAAGGATTTGAAACTAAAGGAGACAACAAATACAAAACATTCGTTAAGACTAATAGACAGAAAAAATATACATTAGTTAATGGCGGTAACAATACTGCGTTTGCCGATTCTATATTTAAAGGTCTAAAAGTAATATTCAAATCTAGAAAAGAATTTGCATCTGCAAGCCCTGTTGATTTTGTTAAATCATCTGAGTTTAATGGATATAGATTTAGTACAGTATTGAATGTGAAAACATCACAAGACTCGAATGGTATTGAGTATGAAGTAATACAAAATAAGAAATTTAAGTATGTTGTGTTCTTTATCTCTCTAAGCCTAGATGATTTATGGGCAGATCAAACTTTAACTAGAAAGTTATTGTATGAGTTAAACCACTCGCTAATATGGAACAACGAAGAGGGTACATTTAAGTATTCTGATATTAAAGTTGATGGCCATTTAGATTTGGTAGGGGCTAATTTCTCAGATCCAGCTGGTGATAATTATTTAGTAGTACATGGTTTACCACATGGAGACGGAAGTGTGCCACAGTTCTTAGAACAAATTAATAAGAATGAAGATGATGAATACGGAAGTATTATAGTAAATATAAACACTGCGTTTGGTCTTCAAAAAATACAATTAGATATTTCTAATGTAGGGAGCCAGTCTGAATTAATACTTGCAAGACCTCCTCAGGATATTACTGATGGAAATGAAGTTCAAACGACGTTAGACAACTTACCAGGTTATTTACAATATAATGCTGAGTATATTTACAAAGGTGGAGGTATTAATGCATATAAATATATTTTAGAATCATTAGGTGCTCAAAATATGTCGACCATGTTATTAAGAAACCCTGATAATATTAAATACTCAACGGTAGAATTAGATGGTAGTATTGCTCTTAGTAAATTTATCATCCTTCTAGAAGATGGTGTTGAGATTATTAAGAAGTCTGAAATTAACACAGAAGTAGATGATGAGAAACCGGAATCGTTTAAATTATCATCCGGAAATATTGGCTATAACTTAGGGTTAACAAGAACGTATTATCCATTCTTAATTAGACATCACGGTGGATATACTATTGATACAACTCCGGTGGTAACATTTACAGACATATACGCACACATGAAAACAAATACTCTTCAAAACGCTTCGAATATCGCTGAGTTAGAATTAGAAGAGCAAATGTATAAACACTCGTTAACTAGCACTGAAGATATTCAATTAGCTAAAGATTATTACAAGAGATATAATAGATGTGGTGTTGCATTCAACTTAGGATTTATTTATGATGATGGAACTCATGATTCTCAATGGGGTTATATTAAAAATCATTTCTATAGAAAAGTGAATGAATTCAAATCTAGTGGTGTTATTAAGCTATCGACATCTTCTGATAAGCCGCCTTTATATCCATTAATTGGTGAGGTTGCTATCGATAAGAAAGATGTTCACGTGTTTAAATCTTCATGGGATAAAAACTATTATACTAGGGCTTTATCGGGCGACCTTACGGAACTCGTACCTGGTACATTTGAAACTAAAGAGGAGAGATCTTATTTAGCTTCAACGATTATGAAAATTAAAGACAGTTATACTCTGTTAAACTTTGAAGTTGAACAAGTAAAAACTGGAGAGATTCAAGATGACATATTATCTAATTCAACAAATACAACCGATGTGGTGTTATTTGAAGATAAAAATAGAGTAGTAATGGATTTCTATGTAGATTTTACAATTAATAAAAAATTAAGTGCAGACGGTGTTTTAGAAACTATTAAAAAATATGTTCTAGCAGCTAATTCAGCTGACGACAAAACAACATTAACAGATGATGCTCAACTTTACATAGGTGACAATTTAGTAAATGTGTTTGGAATCAGTCAAATCAAGCTGTATACTCAAAGAATTAAAGGCAGAGGCTCAGTTTTAGAAAGTGTAGCTGAGGTTACGGATTTAGATAATAACAATTATATTTTAGATCAAAACTTTACCTTTTCTTCGCACGAACAAAAGCCCCTTAATTTTAGGTTGATATATAATAAAAGATTAGGTTACTCTTATAGAATTAGACCTATGGTAAAAATAACGTCATAAGGCATGGCCATATTCAATATACAAGAAATACTACACCCTAATGACTCTAACCAGATCAAGTGGGAGAAGGTTAACTATAACTTCGATCAACTACTGGCTAACGGCGGCGGACCCGAGGGTACAAAAGGTTCTCTAGGACAGCAAGGTTCTGTTGGACTGACCGGACAAAAAGGAAACCAGGGTGAAATAGGACCGCAAGGTTTAACTGGTGCTACTTCTTCTAGATGGCAAGTTATTCCTATTAATCCGGCCGGAGCAACAAATAATGATTATGTTATACTTAAGCCTAAAGTATCAACAGATAATTATCATCCGGTAATATTTTTAGGAGACCAGAGTTTTGACGAAGGCCAAAGCAATAATGGATTAACTAACTTAAGGTCTACGATAACAATTGGTAAACATGCAGTTGGAGGAGTTTCTCCATCTGATGAATATGTTACATTTTGGCATGGACAAAGAACAGGCACAACAAACGATATAGCAATAACTCTTTCTTCATCAGAAGTAACTGAAACAATCGGTGGTGTTACTACTGATTGGACTAGATTTACTTTAGCGGAAACTTATGGTGTTAATTTAAACACCAATCCAGCTGAAATAGTTGAGTTTTATGTAGAGTTGGACAAATATACTTTTAAATCTAAAGTTGGATTTAGCTCAGAGGCAGCTAACAGCTTTAAACTACCTAATACTAATCTTGCAGTAAATGAATTAGAAGGCGGTATGATTAGATATTTCGCTGGTAGTTTTTGGGGAGCTTTCGAAGACGCCAACGGAGCAGTTGAATGGAAAGAATTCTGTACAGCACCATGTGGAGCTGGCAATGTTTCTGGAACTGTATCAATTGTAGAAGATCCAGCAGATCTAAACTTAAATCAATACGGTGGACAAATAGGTAATACTGTATCAATAATTCCTTCTGGAAATCTTGAATTAGATGAAAATGGAGCTGTATGGACTGGGCAAGGAGTTCCAGGATGTACGGACCCAACAGCACAAAATTACGATCCAAATGCCACTGTAAATGATGGCTCATGTATAGCTTCTATTTATGGTTGTATGGATCCTGCAGCATTAAATTATTATCCAGGTGCAAATATTGATTTCAATTGTTGTTATATCTCAGGTTGTACGGACCCAAATGCCTCAAATTACAATCCGGATGCATGTATGGATGATAATACATGTAATTTAGAAACAATCGAGTTTACAGGTGCTGCTAATGCATTACTAAATATGAGTGCTTCTGGTGGTGTTGGTGACATAGGTTATATTACAGGGCCAACAGCAGGAATGATAGTATCTACTGCTACTAAACCAGCATGGATTACTATAAACTCATACCAAAATTCTAATTTTGAACCTGAATTGGCTTTTAGTGTTCAAGCAAACGCCGGTGCAAGTACTAGAACTGGTACTATCGTAATAGCACATCCTGATGATCCATCAGTAACTGCTACTGTTAATGTATCGCAATTAGCTGTTTCATCAACTATTGCAACGACTTTAGCGACTTCAGCGACTGCAGCAACGACATTAGCTACAGTGGCTACAACTCCAGCGACTGGTGCAACTGCTGCGACAACACAAGCAACTGATGCTACAACACAAGCAACTATTCCACCACCAGTATATAATTCATTAATTGTAACACCAACTTCTGCTAGCTTCGGCAACGCAGACGAGGGTACTACACTTACATATACTGTTGCAGGGTCTTATATACCTAACGGTACTAAGGTATGGCTAGATTACACGGGTACTCATAATAGATCAGATGTCGCAGGTGAAGGTTCTGGAGGCGGAAGTGGTGAATCTCCTCAAACTTCTAGTTGGGGTAACTTCGTCATAATGAACAATAACGTCGGTACTACATCGATTACTATTGAAAATGACAATATATTAGAAGCAATGGCTCTAAATGATAGAGAAACTATCATAGCTACTCTTTGGCCTCAAGATTTTGATGGTAATTCTACTGAAGGTCACAGTGTGACTACAAATATTACTGATACATCATTCCCGGCGACTGCATCATTCTCTGGAGGATTTAACCAACAAATGGCATGTGATAATAACAATAACGCATGGTCAATATCGTATGATGGTACTCAAGCTGATTTCATTAGCAAAATGACATCGGTGAATTTGAATACGTACATAAACTACGGTAGAGTTATTAGTGCAAGTAATAATACTTTAAGAACTCCGGATGCTGGATGGGGCGCTGATAAAGTGGATATGATATTCCAGATCGGTGGACCAACTAATCAAAGTGGAACGGATTGTTCAATTTATGCAACAGTTGCAACAACAACATACGGAGGTGCTCCATCTAATACAACAGAAACACCAACAACAACTAGTGGCGGTGGAACTCCTTCTAATTAATAATTATGATGAACAAGATAAAAGATATATTTTCGAACAAGACTCTAGTGATGTTTATCGCTGGAGCTCTCTTCGTTATGTTGTTTCTTAGACAATGTAATAGTATTGAAAACTTAAAACAAGACGTTAAATTAGCACAAGAAGATGCTGGTAGGCAACTTAATAACTTTAAGGCATCTCAAGATTCTATTGTATTACTAATAAATGAAAATGGAGATCAACTTGCTACTATTAGATCTTATGAGTTTGATTTATCAGACATGGCAGATAGCCAATCTAAACTAACAGACAAGTATAAGAAAGCTTTAAACTTAAATAAAGATTTGAAAGAAGTTAATTCATTAATCTCTGCTAATCTAGAAATAAAAGATAGTTTAAATGTAACAACAACGACTGAAGTAATAGGATTAGATACTACTAAGATTACATTCGAATCATCCGACGATTTTGGAAACGGCAATTCAAGGCTTTTGACAGGATTTACAGATGTTAAGTTTGACACGAGTATTAATCAATTCTCAGTATTAATGACTAGATTTGAATTAACACAAACACTAAGCCTGATGGCTGCAATTGAAAATGTAGACGGTGCAGATAGATTAAAGTTATCAACAAGCTACCCTGGATTAGTGATTAAAGATATTGAAAACATTAACCTAGTTAATACGCGATTAAACAGAAAGGACCAAAAGAAATCTCGATGGATGGTTGGTTTTGGAGTTGGGTATGGTATTAACTTAAATAACAATCAAGTGATTAGCACAGGGCCTTCCATCGGAGTGGGTCTTTATTTCTCACCTAAATTTTTACAATTTTAAGACATGGCTGAATCTTCAAGATATTTTAGAATAGACCAAGACATACTACTTGAGTTTATATACCACGACCAAGGCGATCTAGAGAAGTATCGTATCGAGGTAGATGATAATGGTAGTGAGGTTAAATTCCTAGACACTATGAAAGGTGATTCTTCAAGTACTAGACATTTAATTTCAGAACTTGGAAGTGCAGTAGTTAACTTTGACGTAACTGTTATGTCGGGCTATCTTGCAGTTGAAAACTTTGCTGCTAGGACTTTATTAATGCAGAATGGAAAGACTTACAAGTTTGATTTAAGTGCTTTGCCACAACCTGAATTATTTGCAATCAGTGATAGCTTAGGAGTTTATTCATACTCTGCTATTACTAATATTGCTGAGTATACTCCGGTAATGAACGGAACAGCATCATACACATACCCTGATTTAATTGGTGGTAAAGCAATTGTCGATACAAGAGCTAATCCTTTATTTGCAACACCAGATGAAGAAACAGGAAACGATATTAATCAGACAATCGGTCGATACCATGCAATAAATGTACCAGGTGCTGATAAAACTAAGTATGCTTTATTAGGATATGATTCTACTGGGAACTACGAACAACAAAATTTTATTAATAATTCACTTGATTGGCCAGGTTCTAGAGAAGACGATCTATTAAACTACCAAACAGATGCAACTGCTAATATTAACTTTATCTTATATGATACAGTTAGGTTACACTTAAAATCTGGTTTTAGTTTTGCAGCAAGAGGATATGAAGGATTTCTATTTGAAGTTAGCACAGAAAGAACTACTAGAATTAAAAACTACTTAACACAATTAGTTTATTTGAATCAAAGTAATTATGAGCTTTCAAACCCTAAGCCTTTTATTTTAGGAGAAACTCTTTGGTCTAAATATATTAATATTAAGATACCTAGCATTGTTGGCCAAAACCAAGAATTCTTAGATAGATTTTATGGAGATGGAACACTTAATACAAGTGATTTAAACCCATATTCTAATTATGGTATTAACTTTAAATTATTAGACAGATTAGAAACTTCAGGTGGATATGATTATGTTTACACTGGAGAAGAGAATTCATTTTCAGTCGCAAGAGAAGATGAGTTTGCTGATTTTACAGTAGTAGTAGAAGATGCAGATGATGGAGATTACTTTAAGATTTATGGTGAAAAAGATAATTCGCTTGCAGGATTTGAAGGACATATTCTAAATAGAATAGGAACTTCGTCTGATGACATAGTGGTTATTTTTGATGTGGATGTATTCGAACAAATAGGTACTTCTTTTGTTAAGACTAATTCAAACACGTTTACTCAATATGAAGACTTTAGTACTCCTGTTACATTTAGGCCAGTAATTACAAATGCGAATGTCGCAGTTAATTTCTCAATTGATGTAACTATGAGAATTTACAACCAAACAGATAATACTCAAATTACTAAGAAGGCTTCGCTTACAGTGAGTCAAGCAGCTAGATATGGTAAAAAACTACAAGCACTTAAAATTGATAACCCAAATATATTAACAGAAGTATATAATGTTTTACCTAGTTTAACTTCTAATAAAACAATTTCTGGATTTATCACAGACAACTTACCTAGAACATTAAAATATGTGCCTGTATTTATTGAAAGATACAATGTTGTTGCTTCTAGTACTAGAGTTGATTTAACTAGCATTGGATCTGGATCTGGCGCTGGCGCTGGATATGGTGGAAGAGGTGTTAATGAAATGTTAGCAAACGTTGAAGAATTAGAAACTGGTGCATTTGTAAACGAGGGAGATTTAACTATCACAATACCTCCATTTGCAACATACCTTAAGTTTGTAATTGCAAAAAAGAGAGGTGATGATTTTGAATATGTCTCATTTGAGAATGCTGAGTTAGTTGTCTTATCGTTTAGTGACGGCAAGACTACTTTAAAGTTTAACCATGTATATAATAAAGATATTGATATGGGACAAGGTGAAGTCTTGTTTAAAATTAATAAACAAAATGCAAACTCTATCAGAGGTATGAAATCTAACATATTTTATATTAGTATTGATAATGGACAAGATGAGACTATGGTTACCAAAGGTAAATTTATACGTAACTAATGATATTAAATAGTAGAAATAACGCATACGATTTTAGGTTCCCTAGAAAGTTTATCCCACAGGAAGTTGCAGACAAATACAAAAAGTATTTAAACAAGACTCCAGGAAATCTTTTAGCTGAGCCGATCGATATAATTAATTACTCGATACAAGGCGTTGGTATTCCCGGGATTTCGTTTGACCCAATTACTCAAGCAGATAATGATGGTACTACAAGATATCACAGAGGTGCAGTTCCAATTCAAAATACAGTACAGAGAGAATTTACAATAACATTCCAGTTATTAGATGGTTTTATTAATTATTGGATTATGATGGACACTCTACTTTACTATTATGCTAGATCAACAAAGGATCCTTATATAGAACCAATGACTTTAAGAATCCTAGATGCGGAAGGTAGTTCGGTAGCATATATGGAATTCCAAAAAATAATAATGAACTCTATTAATGAGTTAAACTTAAATATGGCTGAGAATGTTGCAGACTTTAATACGTTTGAATGTACCTTCTTTTACAACAAGCTAGATTTAAGGTTAGAAATAGACTGATATATAACCTATGAAAGATACTAAAACATTTAACCAGTACCTAGTTGAGACACACTTAACTGAATCTGACATGACACTTTTAAAGGAGTCATTGCAAACTGAGTGGACTCCTGAACTAGAAGAAAAGGTAGATCATGCAGTTGAACAATTTGTACAACAATACCGTAATGAAAAAACTGATGCATTTGATTTAGATAGACTTGAAGAAGATCTAGTTGAAGAAGGTTTATTAGGTAGTATTATTGGTGGTCTAGGTGGTTTTGCTTTAGGTAAATCCGTAGGTAAAGTACTTGCTAAGGTATTAGGTATTCAAAAGGGTATCTTCTACGATTTATTAACCTCCCGTTTAGTTGGCGCTGCTTTAGGTGCTGCGATGGGTAAAAGATTTTAATATTGAATTTAGTTACAGTTGACTTCTCGCTTAATTCCCCTGGTATATGTGTCTGGCAGTCTGACACGAATGAATATCACTTTATCTCCTATATTAAAGCTGGTTCAGGAACAAAAGCCGAACAAAAGAGACAAGAAGAAATAAGTCTATTTAAA